TCAGGCAGGTACGGGAAGGGGAATATTGTGATAGATCGGCCAGCTAAAGACGAACCGGGCTCCACCCAGCTCGCTCGCTTCGCAGCGAACCGAACCGCCCATCGCCTGGGCAATAGAACGGACAATAGCCAGCCCCAGACCACAGCCGCCGGTAGCCCGGTCGCGGCTGGGATCGAGGCGCACAAACGGCTCAAAAACTTTTTCACGCTCCGCCGGCTCAATGCCGGGGCCATCGTCTTCCACACACAGAATCGCCTGGCTTCCCTGCAAATCTAAACCTATGCGCAGCGTCGTTTCGCTGTAGCGCATGGCGTTGTTCATCAGATTATCCAGCACGCGTTCCATCAGGCGCATGTCCAGTGCGCCGTACGCGCCGGGGGTAATGGCTGTCAGCAGTTTTCGCTGAGGGTTAACGCTCTGCACATCGTTAATATGCGTCTGTAGCCAGACGGGGAGATCCGGTGAACTGAGGTGCAACTCCGTCTGAGGCCGATCGAGGCGGGCATAGGTCAGCAGCTCTTCAATCAGCGCTTCAAGCTGGCCAATATCCCGATTGAGCGCCTGCGATTCCGCCCCGGTGAGGTTCTCGCTCATCTCCAGGCGATAACGCAGGCGTACCAGCGGAGTGCGCAGTTCATGCGCAATGCCGTCGATCAGCTGCTTCTTGCTGGCAATCAGGGCGTTGATGTTATCGGCCATCTGGTTGAAGGCAATACCGAGCCGGTCAAAACTGGAACCGCTGTCGAAATGTATGCGTTCAGTTAAATGACCCTCTCCAAAACGCTGTGCGGCGGATTCCAGTTTCAGCATGTCCTGCCAGTGCGGTCGCATCCAGATGAACACAGGTAAAGCGAGCGAAATGGCAATAAAGCCCAGCAGAGCGAGATCCAGCAGGCGCATCTGGTGCAGGTAATAGAGATAGGGCACTGGCCCGACGGCCAGAACATAATGGCTGCGCGGAATACGCTGAATGAAGGTATATTTCTCGTCCAGTGCGACGATGTCTCCGTCGCGCAGACGCTGCATCGCAGGCGGCGCTAAGTCAAAATCCTTCATGGGTTCGATACGCAAATCAAACGACAGATTCAGATCCAGCTCTTTTAACGTGCGCGCCCAGTCATGAGGAGGAATTTCTCGCAGCTCGCTACGCATCAGATAGAGCGAGCTTTTCATCAGATCGTCCAGGGATTGCCTGCCCGCGCGCTCTGCGGTGAATTTGTAGACCAGCCCGACCAGCATGGTCATCACCAGAAAGCAGACAAACAGCAGGAGATAAAACTGCACAAACAGCTTTTTCATTAAATATCACCGGAAAATCAATCAATTAACTATTTTGTTTTTAGCTTCAGGGGCACTATGGGGGCATTAGCATATCCCCCAAAGCGCTGATTCAAAAATGATACCTGATCGCTATCGAGAGCATTTATCCACGCAGAGTATACATGGAAGACCATCTCTGCATTCTCATGACCCATCTGATTCGCTATAAAAGCAGGATTAGCACCTGCCGACAACATCCAGCACGCGTATGTATGACGCAACTGATAGGGGCGTCTGCGGCGAATGCCCGATCGTCTTACCGTAATATCCCATAGTGACACAATAGAACTAACTGAATAGTAGGCTGCCTGCTTGCCTTTCTGAGGTCGAGGCATAAACACAAAGTGCAGTTTCTGCGTTTCCGTTTTACCGAACTCCCGGTGGTGAAAAGTGATTGGTACCTTAGGGGCACTCCCGGTAAGTTCCTTTTGAGCTCGCAAAGCCTCCAGTGCCGGCTCCAGTAACTTTATCGTCCGATATCCTGCTTCGGTTTTAGGTGGTCCAAACAATCCTTCCTGAGTAAGATTGCGCGCAATGTTAGCTTCGCCGGAGTTAAGATCGATATCCTCCCAGGCAAGAGCGCAAAGCTCACCGGGCCGAACGCCGGTGTAAGCAAAAAATTGCCACATGTTTTTTTGCTGAGCCGGAGCAGTCTCTTTCAACTGCTCAAACTCATGCCTCAGAAGCGGGTCTGGTTTTGTTTGACCTTTGCGAAGCCTTTTTATCCCGACATATGGTTGATATGAAATGATTTTATTTTTAACAGCATAGTCGAGGATTTGTCGCAGGATGGCCAGATAATAATCTACCGTTCTAACGGCGCGGCCAGTTTTATTTCTCCTCTTTTCGGGAGCATAGTTAGTCTCGCCAGTCAGTAATTCCTTTCTCCAGCCCAGAATGTCGCTGTTGGTGATAGATGCAACCAGCGTTTCTGGGCCAATTAGTTTTGTTAACGTTCTTACAGCTATCCCATAGCTTCTTGTGGCATTGGGGGAAAGATCGATTTTATGGTTTTCGTGCCAGGTTGATGCAAGTTCTGCGAACGTCGTAATATTTTTAGATGCATAAAACTTTGCTGCTACCTTTGACTCCGGAAACACGCCCCGGTAGTCAAAAGTGCCCAGCTGAATCTCGCTTACAATTTTGGCCCTTAGATTCCCGGCTTTTTTGAGATTCGAAGCATTTACGATCCATCCTTTCAATGTTTCTCGGCATCTAACGCCCTGAAAGTTAAAACTTATTCGTATCTTATTGTTGTGGATCTCAACACCCGTTGGCATTGCAGCCATTATGCCTCCTTCACAAACCTGTTAATGTTTGGGATGTTGTACCAGACAAGTCCTCGCTCTTCGGAGCAGCTTCCATCCAATGGGATTCTCTTAAAATGAACACCTTCTACCCAGGAGGTTTGGCGATAGCTTTTAATCTGACGATCTGTAAGGCCTGTCTTCTCTTTTAGTTTTGAAGCAACGCCCCATTCTGAATCGTAAATTACCTGCGACATTGTTCACCTCAGGTAACCGGCATGAGTATAGATATGCCGGTCTTTAATCGTTGATATTTCAGTTTCAGTTTGCCTGGCCGGGCAGGGAACGCAGTCGGCGCATGCCGGTCATTGCTGTGGCCACGTAGCTTGCCTTGCAGTTGACCACTTCAACCCAGACCTTCACGCCTTCCACTCTCACCGTATAGGTCTCTTTCATCTTGCTGCGCCCATAGTCACCATATCTTCGCTGGTGGGCTGCGAGTGCGATTTCACATGCCTGGCGAGCCAAAGGGGATTGCTTACTGCCTCGATTAATCAGTCGCATTTCTTCTCCTTGAGGGAGGGATTCCCCTCCCGATCTCGTTAGCCCACATATTCCGGTTTCATATCCGCCAGGGTGATGCTGAACTGACCATGCAGCTCGTCGCCCAGATGGCGTTTCGACGATGCAAGAACGCGCTCTACTTCTGCGAACCGCGCAGCTGCATCAGGATCATCTGATGGTGGCAAGGAATTGATTGCGGCCTCAACCTTGTTGCGTGCGTCTACCAGGTAATAACGCTTCACGGCCTTGTTTTTCAGCTCAGTGAACAGGGCAGAACCCAGCGTTGCTTTCACGGTTTCAATATCTGCGCGCAGAGCTTTAGCGCTATCCACATCCTGAGCCGCCTCGATGCGGTCACGGAAATCATCAGCAAGTGCATCGATGTTTTGAGCTGATTCCTGAGCCGTTTGCGTTGTAGTGACGTTGTCACCTGAAATATCTGCAAGGCTTACGTGCTGCGCCGGTGCAGGATTTAACTCTCGTTCTTCACGGCGATCATCGAGTTCATCCGGGGTATATACACCCAGAATCACATCCGGGCAGAACAGTCTCGCCCAGCGTTTGACGGCCAGGTACGCCAACTGCTGGCGAGGATCGTCTGCCCACAGGGTAGAGTTTCTGGTGCGGGCCTGAGCCAGCAGTAAATCAAGTTCCCTCGGCTGATCTTCGCCTTTCAGGGTTGCGCGGATAATGATGCCGATCCCGGCTTCGTCAGCCAGGGTCCAGCCCGGGACGCGGTACTCACCTTTGTCGCCTTTGCGTATATGGAATTTTCCAACGACCTTTTCCCATGGCCCATACCATTCATATTCAAACCGGCTGGCCAGCACGCCGCTGCGTGAAATGACGGCATTAACGAGCTGCGCTTCATACCCGAGCACACCGTTAATCAGGTGCGTCTTCTGCGCCACGGCAAAGGGATTCATCTGCCATTGTGCTGCCTGCATCGCTACGGCCATGCAATCGGCCTGATTGCCCTGAAGATGCTTGGGAACTGTCGCGTTGCCCTGAGCCATAATCTGCGCGAACGTGCTGATGGCGTTCAGATACTGTGAATCGAACAAAGCCACGTTTGAGTTAACAACGGTGTTTTGGTCAGTAACCGTAACATTAGTATTTTGCATAAATCCCCCTTAAGCCTGAGCGCGCAGCGCTTCAAGGCGGCGCAGGTCGAAGTCGTTCAGTTCGTCGGTGTAATCGTCGATGATTGGCGCTGGCCATTCCCCTGTGTCGAAGCCGGTTGCTATAGCGCGCATTGCTTTTCGGTACTCGAGCATGCCCAGTTCCAGAAGGTCTGCGGATGCCTCGATGATGGCGATCCAGTGATAGTTCTCGTCTTTGTTGACGAAAATCCAGAAGAACTGGTCCAGCGCCGCGGTTTCGCAGTACATAGCCGCGCTCAGGTGATAATCACGTTCAATGATTTCCCGGTGTAGCCTGGCGCGCAGGCTTTCCTGCTTAACGTTCCACATGCTGATGGTTTTCAGGTCAGCACCAATACGCACGCCGTCCAGGTCGATCTCAAGGTCAGGGCGCACACGAACTTCCAGGCCCGTCTCCTCATCAAAGCCGAAGTAACTCACCTCGACGGCGCGGCTCGGGTGGGTCAGCAGCATGCCGGCGGTCGGGTGCGCCAGGAGTGCAGACTGAATTGCTCGCGCTGTGGCCAACTGCTGGCGGGTAACCAAAATCTTCTCGCCAGGGTTATCGCGCCAGGCATCCAGCAGTTCGTCGGCGAACATGGCATCGGGCTTAACTGATTTAACTGCCTGGATCATGTCTGCTTTAGTACCAGACACTTTCAGCGGTGTAGGTTTCTGCGCTTCTTGCGCCACCAGGTCTGGATTGATGATCGCTAATTGCTCGAGTAGCGCATCACGGCTGCCGCTGGTTTTAACCGGCACGGGCAGGGTGGCGTTGTACTCTTTAATGCATGCCTTCATTGCCGTTGCTGTCTGCTTCTGGCCTTCTTCAATACGCTGATACTCAGCAGGGAGAGCCATATAACTTTGAGCCGTTTCTTCCAGGCTGGCGCCAAGCGGCACTTGAACAGGAAGGGATGCGTTATGTTCTTCAAGCAACGCTTTAATCTCGTCAGCGCTTAGCAGCGCTGGTAGGCTGGCGTTGAACGCTTCGATGAACTCGCGCAGAGTTGCGGTGGTGGTGAAAGCACCCTCCGGGATCTCAGGTTCTACGCTGAACTCTACTTCGAGGTTTTCCGGCTGCAATGCAAGGGCATGCACCAGGTTCCCCATGTCCAGCACTTTGGATGCTGTGCGCGGGATGGTTTTAGCCACATGGCGTGCGTTGAAGTACATCAGGCTGACACGGGCATCTTTCACCTGGGTTGAGCTAATACCGTTTGCTGCGTGATAAACGTCATTCGGTAGGCCTTCGTAGCGGCCAGGCTCGAAGTAAGCCGGGTATTCAATTACCGGTTCTGCTTGCTGTTCTTCCAACGCTACGGAATCTGTCTGCGAATTAGCTGCATCAGTGCTTTCGCTCGGTGGTACTGAACCAACATCTTCGTCTTTCTCTGGCTTAGCCGTTTCCATCTGCACATCGCTGGTGGTCTCCGCTGCGTTTTCCGTTTTTTCGACTTCATTTGAGGTGGTATTGATGCCCGGGGCGGTATTTCCAACCATCAGACCATCGATGTAGAACACGCCGCTGCCAAGGCTTGCGACCTTTGGCTGGCTTGGAGTACTTGGTTCTTCCACTGTGGAATGACGAACCGCGCGGGAGTCTTCGCTCCATTCTGGATAGCCTTTAGAGCGCTCACCGCTTTCATAGATGCCGTTCGCCGTGAACCACTCACGCACCTGGCTACGCAGTTCGGTTGTGCTTTCTTCTCCAGACCATGAAATAGCGCGGGTAACTCCAAAAATACTGTTGGCGTCGTAGTCGAGGATGTCGGTAGTTTTACCAAGAACCTTGAGAGCCCTGGTGTGCGACTCATCTTTTTTGTCAGCGAGTTCTTTGGCGGCCAGGAGTTGCGTACGGTTGATTTGTCCCGGTACTGCATCTGGGTACAGCTGAGCAATCGCGATCTCAATGCTCAGGTTCGCCATGTTCTGGGCAACAGCTCGTTTATAGGATTGTGTAGTTTCTGGCTTTGCTGGTTCTAAAGGTGCAGGAGAGCCTACTTCAGAAGTGCGATTACCATCCGCCCATTCGCGCACCAGGGTGCCGCGGTCTATGTAATCAGTCGCAGCCCAAATTCTGGTGAACCGGAGAACCACAGCGAGTTCGTGACGCTTCTCCTGGCTGAACACCTTGCGAATGGCGTCGGTATAGCGCCACAGGTCTTTGGTGTCGTAACCCTTAACCTCTTCGCAGTTTTCTGCCGCCAGCAGCAGGTTCTGGACATAGCTGTTATCAGTGTCCATCTTCAGCGCGCAGATACCTTCGTATTCTTCACGGGTTAAGTGGTGACGCAGTTCGTCGGCGGTGAACTGGGCGAGCAGCTGCTTACGAAACGGCATACGAACGACTGGATAACGTGTGGTTTCGTCATCATTCTCGTCAATCTGAATACCGGTTTCAGGTTCTGGATCCTGACCGGTTGTAACGTCGGCATCGCTGGTGATTTTTGATTTGAGAAGATTAAGCTTTCCGCTTCTCCACTCTGCAACTAACTGATTGCGATCGCCAGCATCTGCTCTCGTCCAGTCAGCCATGAATGCAGCGATAATTTCAGTTTCGTGCGCTTCATCTGGAGCGAAGACCTGCTTAATCGCCTGAACCAGTTTCCACTCAGCATTCAGGCTCAGCTCGGCAACTTCAGGAATATCGTTCTTCGCCTGTAGCAGGTTCTGGAGATATGTGTTGCCTTCATCCAGTGACATTTCGCTGGCAGCCAGCTGCTGCTCTTTAGTGATATGTGACTGGTATTTGTCGCTGTTCAGGTGTACGGCATAACGGACCGCTGGAGTGCGGTTATCAAGCGGGACACTCTCGACGTTAGTTTCTACTTTAACGGTCGTTTCCGGTCCGGCAGTGTTGGCCACGGCTCCAGTTGACTCAGCAACAGCCTTTGGCAACCAGATGCGTCCATCGTCCTGCAGTTCGTAGCGTTTGCACCAGGTGTAATCCACTGTGCTTTCTTCAGGCAGATCGTTGTAAACAGGGAAATCGGTGCGAACCGGCTTGGTGTAATCCTTACCGCGGCCGGTTTCAATACCAGCATCTTCTAACTCAACATCGAGCTGCAGGTTTGCACGGGCTTCTGATTTCGCAGTGAACCAAATCACTGCGTCTTCTTTGCCAGATTTCTGCGTAGCCTTAACTACATAGAAAAATTCCATGTGAGATCCTCTTTTTTGGATGTAAGATCCCCGGGCCAGAGATAGCGCCCATTGGGTGAACTTTGGTTTTTTAAGTAGTTTTCCGGTGTAACTTTGGTCGGGAGCACCGGACGTACGGGCCGCCTTGCGCGGCTTTTACGTTATGCCTCGTGGGCCATCTGGTCGTACGAAGCACAACGTTCAGAGCAGTATTCTTTTTCTTTGCGCGCCAGTTGTGCGCCGTTGCGATAGAGAAGGGTACTTTTGACTACTTCCTCCGGTTCAACCGGCTTGCCGCAGTACCCGCATTTTGTTGAGTTACACATCTGGATTCCCCTTTTGCGCCAGCAGGTAGCACAAGCGGCGAAGTATCCCCTCGATGCAGTTAAGCTTTACGGCCTGCTGCCGTCTTGGTTTGCGTGCGAAATCAATCATTCTCACCCTCGTTTGCCTTATCGCCGGCCAGCGGAACGTTTACACCTGATGCGCGTTAATCTCTCCACCTCATCCGACTCTTCATATGCCGTCGGCGGCTACTTCGTGGGCATCCTGCCTTGGTGGTTCGTAGTGCGTCTTGGTGAGAATTATTAAATCACTGGTTTATACTTATGTCAATGATAGGTTTTCACTGTTTGTAAAGCTGTGACTTATATGACTTTATTTTGTAAGATGGTTGACAAAGAGTAGGCAAATATCCCTACAAAGTAGCTAGGGAAAGGGGGCTGGGGCAGGTGTTGGCTGTCGACGTGGTTGTCAGGGTATAAAAAAACCGGCACAGTGGCCGGTTGGAGAGTTTAAATTTCGGTGTAAAGAGCTATTGGCTCTATAAAATACTCATTTTCATGCGGCATGCAAAAAGTCGACTCAAGATCTGCCATAGCATCATTCATATTCCATGCTGCGCTTCTTATATCTATAGCATCACGTTCTGTTTCGCCATTTTGATCAGTATGACTTTGTGTAATTATGCCAACTACAGTAAATGGGGACTTTGTTTTTCGCGAGTATAATTTAACAAGCATTTCTGGAGAAAGCTTGAAGAAATTACGAATAAGAAATGATGTGAATTTGAAGTTATTAATTATTTGAGATATCTCTAATTCATCACCATAGGCGTAGCTCAATACGTTTGATAAGTTATCAAAAAATTTCTTTTTCTCTTTCGCAGAGTCTTTTTCAATTCCTTTTAATATTTCACTCTTAAGATTCATTAAATCTTTTTTATTATTTTGAGTGAGGTTTTTCTCAAGAAGAAGATTTTCGATTTGCTCAAGCTGTTCATGTTTATTAACATAATGTATGGCATATCCTAACGTGGTAAAATCTTTTGTTGTATCTTTTAATTTATTAAAATCGATAATCTCAATGTTGGCAGTTATTTTTATAAAAGAACCTGATTGAATTTTATCAGCTGAAAAATCATCTGAAGATATCGAGCTAAGTAAACCTAGTCGAATCAATTCTTTCTCAAATTTAAGGTAATGGTAATCATGTGGGTTAACCACTGTTGACAGTTTACTTGTGTCGCTTAAGCTGCTAGATTTTTTTTCAGCCTTTACTTCTAAAGCATCGACATTAGATAAGGTCGATTCTTGTTGTTCAATTGCAGATTGAACAATCCCTTCGAAAAGTTGAGAGCTTAAGGAATATACTTTTTCGTAATCAATGTATACAATGTTTTTAAGCGACATACATTATCCATTTAGCGAAATTTGAGCTTGTCTTTTTTGGCGTCAAAGCTTTTTTTGTTTAGATTTTTAGTGTTTTCGAAATCGAGTTTCTTTTGTTTTAATTCTTTAAGGTTTTTATTTGAAATGATGGCTATCACTACAGGTACAACTGCTGCTAGCAAACTTAGAGAAATAAATTCGAAGTCCATATTTCATTCCTCCGCCAGTATTGAGTTATTGATAATAGCACATTTGACTGAATTTTGTCCAACATATAAAGAAATGCTGCATGTGATAGCTAGGAAAATTTTAGTTGTAGATGATTCTAAAGTTTCGGAAGACATTATGCTCATTATATAAATGATTGAGAAAAGCATAACGAAAACTACAGAAAGAGTTGTGTTTAGTATTAATCTGTTTTCAGTTAACTTGCTAGGTTTCCCCATTCCGAAATAAATACTGGAGATTTGTATAGAAAACCCGAAGCATACCAATTCAGTAATATTAAATAATTCAATATTCTTGTTCGTCAATGTATACGCAATCAGTCTTATGAAAATAGGGATTGCCCCTACTATAACTGTCCCGCACCACCATTTGAAATAATCATTATGTATTCTTTCTGTCATGATAATTTCTCAATAAAACAGTGTCATTAAAAAATTATAAAGGTGATGCTACAAAACTAAACCTACATCACCATGAATTTAAACGTTCAGAAGCCAATCTTAATGTTGTTTTTTTTGCTAAATCAATCTGATATATGACCAGAGGATGAAGTACAAAATGCAAAGAATCACAACTTAATGTTAAGAGAGGGACTTTCCTTTTTTGACATTTCTATTGGCATCCTCTAGCTATCGTCACTTTTGACTCGTCTGCTCATATATTTTTCATATAACTCATCCAGTTCCTTTAGACGAATTGCGAAGATGCGATGCATGTTCTTTTGCTCTTCCTCGGGCAACTGGCGATAGAGTTCCAGTAAACGCTGTTCGTCAGGCTTCAGTCCGTCTTTCTCATCAACGTCTTCACCGAGTAACCAAGCGACAGAAATACCAACCGCATCGGCTATAGCCAGCGCTGATTTCTTACTAATTACTCCTTTTTTGAACCAGCCGTTTACGGCCTGAGGTGTAACTCCGGCTATGCGTGCCATGTCTGCTTTGGTAACGCCGCGATCAGTGATCTCAGTTAGTCGTTCTACCAAAACGAGGTTGGGTTCTTCTTTTCTCATAGAGTCATTGTAAATATTTGGTTTATACGCGCAATAAATCCTGTATTTGCATGATATGTAAATCTGTGGTTTACTTTTGTTGTTAATGAACAGGAGAAGCACATGTCCGCACTCGATAAAGCAATTAAAGCTGCTGGCTCAGCCCGAAAGCTCAGTCTCGCGCTTGGCGTGACGAGTATGTCTATAAGTCATTGGAAAAATCGTGACCACGGGGTAGTCCCGCCTAACCACATTCTATCCATATTCAATATGACAGGTGTGACACCCCATGAACTACGTCCAGATCTCTACCCAAACCCAACAGACGGTTTACCTAAACAGGAGCCTTAACTATGCAAACTGTTTCATTTCAACAGAGTAACAGAGCTTCCTCTAATCCTCTGATATTCCAGTGTCATCAAAGAGAATCGGCATATCAGGATATTGATCATCGCGATATTTGCTCTGCAGTCCGAGCTTGGGCGGCAGCAGAAGGGCGCGTAGCTGTTGCGCTTCAAATCCAAGAAGCGGCGGAAGAGCTTCAACTTGATGGCGTGGGTTTCTCAGGCCAGGCAGATGTCTGGAACGTGAAGCTGTTCCGCTGGCTCGACAACAAAGAAGACTCCGCTTCGTACCGAAAGAACGTCGAACAGCTGGTGCCCGCGATCATGTCCGTATTACCGCTTCGATACCGCGACCGTGTCGTAAAGAACGACTCGTTTGTTTACCGAATGGCCCGGCTGGAAAAAGAGGTGAGTGAGGCGAAGCAAGCTCTGATGCTCGATGCACCGAAGAAGGAAAAGCTGAAGGAGCTAGGCGAGGGGATTTTCGAAATGTTCAGAGTCGATCCTGACCTTACGGCACCTCTGCTGGCGATGGTGACAACCATGTTGGGGGCAATGTGAAGACTTCAGAAAAGGCGAAAGCCGCGGTGCTCGAACACCAACGGCTTTCAGGTGCAAAAACGGAGTGTAATTGCGGAGCTAAGTATGTCAAACACAGCTGAAATTATCAATTTCCCCCACAGAACCGAACAACCGGGAGGTCGTATGGCCGACCTGTCGAAAGGGTATACCAAGGTCGCTAACGAGATCCAACAGCTCAAGCCTCGTCTGAGAATGTCAGGCCGGGAGTGGCAGTGTTTTGAGGCGGTGATCTGGCTTACCTACGGCTGGAACAAGAAACAGGACCGCGTTACTAACACGGTGATTGCCGAGCTTACAGGGCTGAGTGATTCCCACGTTTCTGATGCGCTCAAATCGCTCGCAGAACGCAAAATTATCTTCAGTCAGAAGCAAGGTGTGATGAAAACGGTCGGTATAAATACTGACCTTTCCGCCTGGATTTTAGACAAACCGAAATCGGGAAAAGTGTTACCGAAAACGGGAAAAACCTTCCCGGAAACGGTAGACACCCAAGACTATAACAAGAACAATATTAAAATATCCTCGTCTCGGAATTCTGACGAATCCCGAAACCAGAAAACCCAAAAGTTTCTCTCACGCCATCCAGAAGCTGCCGCCGGGATATACACCCCGGCAGGTAAATCATGGGGATCCGCTGACGACCTCAAGGCCGCTCGCTGGATTTACGACAGGCTTCTCACCGTCAATGCATCGCTATCCGAACCCAACTGGGCTGAATGGGCAAATACCATCAGGCTGATGCGTGTCCAGGACAAGCGTACTCACTACGAAATCTGTGACCTGTTCCAGTGGGCCAACCGGGACGAGTTCTGGAAAGACAACATCCTGAGCCCCTCGAGTCTGCGCAAACAGTGGGATCAGCTCACTACCAAGCGGCTGCGTGCAACCGGAACGGCAAAACCTTACCGGGGCAGCATCGACCTGCATAACACCGACTGGATTGACGGGGTGCTGGAATGAAAAACCTTGCCGAGAGCATTCGCAATTTTGACCGGGAACAGGCTCGCCGTGTGGCGCACAACTTGCCTGAGCAGTACACCGAACGCGAACAAACGCAGCAGGTGGCGCAGATTATCAACGGCCTGTTTGTACAGCTGGCGGCCGCGTTTCCGGCAAGCCTGGTTAATCGCAGCCAGGAAGACGTGAACGAGATCCGCCGTCAGTGGGTGCTGGCCTTCAAAGAAAACGGGATCACCACCCTGGAACAGGTTGAAGCTGGCATGCGAATGGTGCGCCATCAGGAACGCCCATTTCTGCCTTCGCCAGGCCAGTTCATTAAGTGGTGCAGGGAAGGGCGCTGCGCGCTGGGGATCACCACCGCTGACGTAATGGCTGAGTACTGGAAGTGGCGTAAGCTGGTGTTTCGGTACCCGAGCAGTGAGCAGTATCCCTGGCCAAAGCCGGTTTATTATCACATCTGTCTGGAGCTGCGGCGTCGTGGTACCGATGGCCAACTGAGCCACAAAGAGCTCGAGCGTGAGGCCAGCGACATTCTCGATATGTGGGAAAAGCGGGTGCTGGCCGGGAAACCGATTCCGCCCGTTCGACAGGCGTTGGCTGCACCAGTTGCTCCGAAGGGGCCGACACCGGCGGAGCTTTTGAAAGCTAAATATCAGCGGATGAAAGCAGATGGCAGGGCATAGTGAGGAAATGTTCTGTTATGAGCGAGAAGCGGAAGTTGGCACTGGACGATCTTCACGCCCCTGAAATGGTAAAAATGGACATTTGTACCATCGCCTGAAGCGACATGATTACCCTTCAAGCGTCATGCCGCTCTGATATTGGGGATTTTCTAAAGAATAGAGAAGAAAAGCCTTGCGATGCGGACCAGAAAAATAAAAATTGTTGGAGTAATATATTAACCAACTATAAAAATGGAATCAATGATGGGTTTGCCTGTTCCGAAAAGAAATTTACGGATTTACGACCTGCTGAAAATGGCCGGCATGTCATTAGATAACTGGCCACATGCTAACTCACCTAACCACAACCAACGCTGGGCTTGGCTTGAGGGTGATATCGCAGTGGTTAACGTGTGGACCGATAACATCCAGATATCGACCGGCTCGGAAGATATATTCACGACCAGCTACCAAGCTCGGGGTCAGGACAGGAAAGGAAAGGAAACCGATGACATTTATAAGGAGATTATTCGGCGGAGATTGCCGGTCCGCGTGCTGCTGAAGGTACGCAATACAAGCAAGCGCATTCTGGATACCGAACAGTGGTCTGCGTCCTACGACGATCTGACAGGTGTATTATTCCTTACCCGAGGTGAAGTCGCTCAATACGAAGATCAGCATGGTGATTTTCGTGATGACAGCAGTATAGAGAAATCAGAAGCGGCCCGCAGGAGCAGTGGGTTGCGACTGCAGGCATTAAAAAGAAGCCGTGGAATTTGTGAGTATTGCGGCGAGCCGGGATTTTTGACGAGCAAAGGGACTCTCTTTGCTGAGGTGCATCATATTCAGCCTTTGAGCGAAGAAGGTCTCGATACACTGGCTAATCTTGTAGTACTTTGTCCCAATGATCACAGGCGAGCGCACCATTCAACGGAGAGCGACAAAATGAGGCTGTTTTTCACCCAACTCCGTAATGCCTAGCAAGAAGTGTAATCACCCGGTTATGATGCTGCTCACCAGACATTTTCTGCGAAATTGCATTTGATTTGACTACCCAAAAGCATTTTACTTAGCGACCGTTTGCTAATCACTTATTCGCCAGAAAAGTTTTGCTTAACTCAGTACATAAGACGAAGTTCGGACAAAACGGCACCTGTGCTCGATTTACAGTGAGGTAAAAAGCGGTTTGCAACTTTGTTGTGGGTAAATAGCGCCCGCTTCTGGCACGGAGCGGACGAACTGACTGAGCAAAAGGTCCGCTATGAGCGATAAGCGTACGCTTTTATCTGAACTGCTCATGAGCATTTAATAGCGGCTATCTGTTATCGCTTCCTCTATTGTCCATTGCCAGAGTTTAGGTAACAGCTGCTGAAAAGTTGTTGGTATCACCCGTCATCTATGAGCCAGTATAGCCGCAAAACTGCCGGTAAAGCAGGATTTTAACCTATAATATGGTTTTCTTTCTCTCATTTACATAAGTATGCGTATATAGCTGATTTACTCACAAAAGAAGACATTATTGCTTTGGTTCAGAATGGATTGAAAAACTATAAGGGAAAGGAATTTCTAGAAGCCTAGGGCATCTTTATGGGCAAAGCTCAATTGCTCGAATTTGGTCTAAAGAAAGTACTTTTATCAATGCCTGGCGTTGCTATTACCTCTAAAAAACTGGAAAAATATACCTTGGGCCGCACACGCGCTGCATTAGAAGACAACAAGTTACGTTCTGATTACATTCATTTATTAAAAATATTTGTAGAAAGGTGCAACAATATGACGCATAATTTCTTGGCAGACTTTGCTCCCACACAATATATTCTTCAGCAGACAAGATTGTAGCATATGTTCATGGGTGATTTGTTCAGAGCCGCATATGAATTAGAACAAATCATAGTGTTATTCGATTACATCATTGAAGCAAAAGATATTACTGCGTGGCTCGAACCAGAAGCGAAGTAATACCTTCACAACCAATCACAGAGGCGCTCGTGATGCTCCCATCGGGAGCGGAACGTCGTAACGGCCATGCTCGCACTCATATCGATGGATGAATGCGTTCACCTGTCTGTCTAGTAGATCAAACAGTGAGATAAGCTCAGCGATAAGCCCTGCTACATAGCCCGCATCAATGGTGATCCGGTGTCGGATTAAACTGATTCCTTTTTTTTGCTTACAGTAGTTTTCTATATCAGCTAGCCGTTCTGCTCTGTGTTTCTCAATCTCACCTTCGGAATGAACCAGAACATGCCTGATTTGTGCCACTTTCAGCATATCCTCCCATCGTTGCCACAATAAATTCCCCTGATGCATATCAAAATAGGCTTCACACCTTAAAAATTGACGATACTTTTTAATGCTCACATCATTGAATTTATACTTAGCACTCATATCCTGCGGAAGCAGCATATTTATTTCGGCGCATAACGTTTTAATCTGATGCTCAAAGAAGTTATACAGAGTTATCACCATTGCCTTTCGATGCATAGGGGGGTATATATCACTAAACTCCTGAATCTCCTGGCTGTAACTATCAATAATGTCCTCATGATACTCTTCACCGTTTTTTTTCAGTCGTTTGTTTATTTCATCACAAAGCTTATCATTGCTATTTTCAATATTATTCTCTGAATATTTATTATATGCAGCGTAGTTATGAAGGTCTAGTGTTGTGAAATGGCAAAGGTGAAAAAGGGTCGTGCCAAAGAAATCGATAACGTTGGGGTAGCGAAATTCAGTTTCCAGTTCCATGCACATCCCTCATCGTATGACAGACTTAAGCTGTTGCCGCTCGCATCGTTAAAGTACGCATTTATTATAATTCCCGCCCGTATTGGACGTACAGCACTTTCTGCCCGCTGCAGGCATTATGTCACCAGCAGCTGCACGGCCATCCGAATTACTGATGGCACAATCCGGCATCGAGACACCGCTGCGGTGGCTGAACTGCTGGCAATTCTTTCCATTTACTCAAAATTAGCTCTTCATGGACGTACAGTATATTCAGTTCAGACATGCAGAACTGCTACCGATACAACTTCAGAGTTCAAAGTTTCTGACTTGCAGCTTTGAGCGAAAAGCGGACCTTATCCCGCAACTGCAATAATATAATATTAATATAGATTAGGAAAATTCAGTTCGAAAATAACATAACGGTGTTATGTGGGGAAAAAGCCCTTAAAAAAGGGCCGGGTATATTTGACTTTAAACTCGCTGGATTTTGGAAAATACTTGTTCGTAATAAGCGATAGTTGAAGTAGACATGTAGCAACGTGGCGATGAACGGAAATGAGAAAAAGCAATATTCTTATAAATAGAAAAGCTCTTTATATTATGCTCAAATAATTGACAGGAATTATTTAATTGATGGATGGCTTCTAGTGCATAAGATTCATACGCATGCCCCTGGATTAAGTATCCCGGATGCGAGTAGAATTTTTCTTTAAGTAACTTATTGATCTTTCTTGTTTGTGGCGTAAAACGCACACCAAATCCATCCCATATGCTCTTTAAACGTAAAAGACATTCCGAATCAACAATAAAAGATCCATTTTTGTATTCAAATACAACGCCACACAACCCCTTGAATTTGAAAATTTGTTTACCATTTACTTTCGACAGGAGGTTAAACTTATGAATGAAGGCTATTTTTTTTTCTAATTTCTTCCAATCAATTATAAATACATCAACTATTGGGTTTTCTGCGAGAAGAGAGATTAATACTTTTTTTAGTATTTTACTCGTCCAAAAATCATTTTCATAACTATACCCTAAGGTATAAAAAACGAAATTATCATTAATTAGACCATTTGATATCATTTCGTCATGATCTCTATCCATGAAAATGATATGGGAATCTCTATCTGATAAGGTTGATAAGTTCTCCACCATGGATTGTAGTGCTGTTTTTCCTCCTTCAACTTTTATCTCATATTTCCCATCAAAGAAGTTAGATATAATTGATTCATAATAGATATAGTCTGGCAGTTTAGTTATGTCTTTGCTGTCACCTTTCCCTTCAATATGGAAAATGAAATTAACATCTCTAACCATTGCTTCGGCAAATAGTCCATTTGGTGTTCTTGAAATGAAATCATCTTCCATGTTCTATACCTTTAACGCAAAATCTCTTCTTCTCCCAATAACATCAGGAGAATGGGTTGCTAATAAAAACTGAGCTCTAGGATTGATAGTCAAAAGAGCATCAACTATTTTATCTTGCCACTTTACATGTAGTGATACTTCAGGTTCATCGGCAATATATAGAATCGGTTTATTTTCACTTAGATAAATCTGGCCAAGTAAAATTATCATCTGCTTCTCGCCTGATGAAAGTTCATTTAAGTTGATATGACCATTTGAAGTTTTCATTACCAAGTCATTTTGGTTTGACAATATTATCTCTTTTTCTTTAGGGAAAAATAGCTTGAATACTTCAAAGAATTCATTTTGACTTCTAAAAATATCATCCTTTTTCTTTTTAAGGCTTTCGTAATCTGCGATTAATGAACTGGTCCTCCAAGCATTAAACATTATCCCTAAATCTGTCACTGAAAAATTATGATCTTTCCTCTCAAAGCTAGACATAACGCCGCGTAATTTATGAAAATAATTTTCTAATCTTTTGTTGGTTACCCCCTCTTTTTGTGGAGACATGAAGTTAGATATTTCACGAAGGGAAGCTTCGTCTTTATCTAAGTTGGAGTAGTTATTATAAAAATTAAGTTCATCTTCTCCAGGAACCTCCAGTAACTTATTAAATATGTCTCTTTGGAAGTTGCTGGCAATTTTGTTATAAATCTTTGACTGTCTGGAGAACCTATTGACGAGTTCATTTTTTATTATGTCTAATTTATTATTTACTGGGTCAGACGGTGAGTCAGAAAAAGGATCGTGTTCATATTCTTTTCTCCCGGTTCGGGATAGTGGCAAAAAGTCAATCAATGAAAACTTAGAGATTATAGACTTCGCCTCATCTATCTTTTGGTCCATGGCGAAATTATACTCATCATCCTCTAGATTGAATGTAAATACATCGTCCTTGAAGTTAATAAAAAAACTCACATTAGTCTTGCTTGTTTTTTCGACTCTAATCATTTCTCCTTCTGTAAATAGAATTGCTAATTCACTAAATGGCATTGCCAGCAACTGCCCAACATCAACAGAAAGTGCATTGCTAATAATATTTATTATTGTAGTTTTACCTGAGCCGTTAACACCTATTAGAAAGTTAATGGACTCGTTTAATTCTAGGTGGACGTTTTTATAACCCCACATTTTCTCTATAAAAATAGCACTTATTTTGCTCATTCGCTACACTCCTAATTTAAATGTTAAAGCTAAACCATAAGTGAATTTCTTAACTTCCTTTTGAGTCTACAATCTATTATAAAATCCATTTATAGACAACTTCCGTACTCAATGTCACTAAAACTATCTTCACTTTATGGCCTTTTTTGAGTAGTACGCGCGTAATCACTAGTCTTTTCCCCGCGGATTGATCTATGTAGATGTTAGCAATCTCCTCCTTTGGCACAATGCGGACATGCCATCAAGGACTAGAACAGCTAAAACAACTGACTTATGATCATTTTGAATCACTACGGTTATGACGAAACGAGTATGTGCCATGTTTGAAAAAATGTCACAGGACTCGCCGTAAATTAGCAAGCATTACGCTGGGGCCAGCTCATTTCTGGCCACCAGCCTGAAATGGGCTTCAGTTATTGTGTTCTGATGAAAGCAGTCCTTGAAAGGGTCATTTGCGTCTGACAGTCGACCATTTTCTTAACTTCTGAATCAGTTCCCTGCATTGAAACTTTGCCACACATAGCATCCTTTGTTTTGATCCACTGGCGCTGAGAAGGCAGTAACTCCTTTTTCTTTGTCGGCGTTAATGTGCTCCAGGCGGTATTCAGATCAGAGTCGGCATTCGCAAAGGCCATTCGGGACTGATCAAGGCTCCCAGTGTTTTGCTGTTGGACCTGCTGTTCTGCCTTTTCTTGTGACTGCAGCTGTGTCTGTCTCTCAATTTGCTGCTCTGCCTCATACTGGGCCTGTTGCTGCGCCCTGAGTTGAGCCTGCTGTTGCGCTTCAATTTGGCTCTGCTGGGCATCCTTAGCCTGTTGGATCTTCTGCTGTTCAACGATCGGGTTGATGATTGAAAGCGATGTAAGTGCAGCGGCACCCACAGATATCGGATTATCAGAGGAGGCTTTTACGAAAACGTTTTTCTGATCGTCGGTCGCCTGTGCTGTGTAGGAGATGCGTTTTGAAAAGCTGTTTGCGTTGTTATCTAAAGACAGGCTTTCCATTTGCTTATCGAGATTACGGTTAAAGTTTTTTCTGTAAACATCAGAAAGCTGAGCGTACTCATTCGCAGGTAGGGTCATCGTCACAGTACCTTCACACGTTTTCATTGTGCTACCCGTGTCACTTGAAGTTGTGGAGATTTCAGAGATGACCAGTTTTATCTTGTCCAAGGCGCTTCTTTTGGTCTGATTTGTGACGTCAGGATATTTGTCGACCTGTTCAGAGAGTCCTTCATAAGCAGATTTTTTTAATAAATCCATTAGCGCTGACTGGGTCATTTCAGAAGAACAACCGATCACGTCTTTTTTGTCATCACAGCCTGTAATGGCAACGGCGAGTATGAGTGCTGCATATTTTAATCTCATAAGTTCCCTTTATATTAAGGATTGGCTTTGATGAGGCGGTATGTAATCAGTCCGGATGGCCTAAGCAAACAGCACTGAACACTGAACGCGTCACAAGCAAGGACCAGAGTAGTATCGGCAATGGCTGAAAAATCTTTAATTCAAATGATGGGAACATTTGCAACGGGAACTTGAACGATGATCTCAAAGCGCGAATCTACAAGGCAGGTTCTGGCTGGAGAGTGTGGTCATGACATGTTGCTTGTGAGCCATGATACATATCCAAATGTTCATTCATGCTTCCGCTTTAAAACACTCAAACCACAGAAACTTCAAGTCTTCACGCTAGAAGTTACCTGTTGCTTGTTTGGGGGGACACATTCTCCGTGCGATACATTGTTATCACATAAAACGTTGCAAAATCCGTTACATAAGTTTATAAACATACTGTACATGCATACAGTAATTCATTGCGGAGGGAAAAATGAAAATCGAACTAACCATTGATCGCATGAAGAAACTTCCTGATGGAGCTATACCTGCGCTCAAGTCAGAACTGCTTAAAAGACTCAGCGAACAGTTCGATGAATGCCAGCTAACAATTAAGCGTGCCAGTAATGATGGTTTGACTGTTTTCGGGGGCGACAAGAAAGAGGTCGAACATATCGTGCAGGAGACTTGGGAAAGCGCGGACGAGTGGTTTTATTAATCGCGTGAATTTGACTGGAGCAGTTTCAAAGAGTATCGCTGTTTGCGTTCCCCTGGCTGTTCCCGATTACTGTTTGCCGCGTCAATAAGTCGCTCTGGGGGAAATAGTGTGTAGTGCAGATGCCTTTAATGCAGATGATCAATGGTACGACGTGGTCAGAAGGGCCGATAAAGCAGTTATCTATAGCTTCCCGGCGGAAGGGAGATATCTGGTTTATCGAGTAAATGGAATAGTTTCATTACGACCCTTACTCGAAGAGGAAGAAATCTTCACTCTTAACGGGTTTATGCAATTTGCAAAACGGCTTGGGTACCGAATTACACCACCGTCTGATATCATTCTTTCATAGGCCTGAACACCCTATACCTGATGCGCCACGGAGAGAACCATGGCGCTGGAATTACAACTTATTAAACATCATTCAGGAATACTGATCCCGGCCACACCCGAGACCAGTGATATCCTGCAATCCAAAACCCGGCTCGGCGATGTTCTTGTTGCCGAGTTCAGGCGACTACGAAACCCGGCATTCCACCGGCGATTTTTCGCGCTTCTCAATCTCGGTTTTGAATACTGGGAACCAATCGGCGGGGCTATCTCGAGTAACGAGCGGAAGCTAATCACCGGCTACGCAAAGTTCCTGGCTTCTTATGGCGGGAATGAGAACGCGCTGATCGATGCTGCTGAGCAGTATCTGGAGCAAGTCGCATACCGCCGGGTCACGAATGGCATTAGCCTGTGCAAATCCTTCGATGCTTACCGCTCATGGGTAATCGTCGAGGCAGGGCACTTTGATGCTATTCAGCTACCTGACGGCACACTCAAAAAGCATCCACGTAGCATCTCATTCGCCAACATGGACGAACTCGAGTTCCAGCAACTTTATAAAGCTGCGCTCGATGTTCTTTGGCGCTGGGTCCTGTCTCGTTCATTCCGCAGTCGCGATGAGGCCGAAAATGTCGCCGCGCAGCTGCTTGGCTTTGCGGGGTGATGGGCATGCAACATTCATGGTTCCATCATACCGAATGCAGCACCGAACAGGCCGACGAACTGGTTAAGCGTTACAAAGCGCGCGGCATGCGAGTTGAGCGCAGCCTAAACAAGGATTACGTGACCTGGACTGTCAGTGCTTTCCTTCCGACCTCAAATACACCAGCGCGCCCGGATAGCCGCTGGCGCAACCGGATGTGGGGGTGAACGTGAAAACATATCAAATCACTTTGCCCTGGCCACCGAGTAACAACCGGTATTACCGGCACAACCGCGGGCGTACACACATTAGCGCTGATGGCGTCGCGTACCGCTATGCCGTGGCCAGTGTCATTCGAAGCGCCAGGCTAAACATCCGAACGGCTGCACCACTCAAAATCCGAATTGAATGTCACATGCCCGACCGCCGGCGCCGCGATCTGGATAATCTGCAAAAAGCTGCATTCGACGCTTTGACCAAGGCGGGATTCTGGCTGGATGACTGCCAGGTAGTCGACTATCGAGTTGTGAAGATGCCTGTCGTTAAGGGCGGGAAATTAGAACTCACCATTACTGAGCTGGAGACCGCATGAATCTTGAAAATACCCTCAAATATCACTTCGCCAAATCGACAATGATTAGCGACTCTCCGCGTGCTACTGCGTCAGACTCATTAACCGGAACGGATATTATGGCCGCTATGGGCATGACGCAGGAACGGGCCGCCATGGGTTATAGCGCTTTTCTCGGGAAGATGGGGATCAGCAATACTGACCGGAAGAGGGCGATTGAGCTGTTGGCTCAGTACGCGCTGACTAAGTGCGATCGGGTTGCGGCATTACGAAAGCTTGATGCAGAGATTAAACCAATGGTGATGCACCAACTGGCCACCATCGCGTTCGAGGATTATTCCCGCAGCGCCGCCAGCGTGAAGCAGTGCGATGTCTGCAATGGGGAAGGGTTTGTTGACGCTGAGGTTTTCAGCACGAAGTCTCACACTCCGGCAAAAGAGAAGAAGTTCGTGAAGATGTCCTTGCTCATGGGCGTCGATGATGTTCGACCTTCTGAGTTCGAGATTCGCAGACAGGTCAGGGAGATAGCGCGCGTTCTGTGCCCTCAGTGTAAGGGCAAGAAGGTAGTAAGTTGTGCCTGTAGAGATTGCCATGGTCGCGGAAAAGCCATTAATCAGGTTCTTACTGAACAGCGGGGCGTTCCGATTTTAGCTGATTGCAATCGCTGCGGCGGACGTGGATATGAGCGTATCCCCTCAACTGAGGCTTACGCTGCGGTGCGCCAGATAACGGATACAATCAGCCTGGATACCTGGAAGAAGTCTGTTAAGCCCTTTTACGATCAGCTAATCACCAAATTTGACATCGAAGAAGCATGGGCCGATGCGCAATTGAAGCAGATAACAAAATAGGGCGTTATTTTATCGTGAGCTATTTACTTTTCCCGAATCTGTGGTAATTTTGCTCTAACGATGGGTTATTGCCTTCGTTTAATGCCCTGCGGTTAACCCCGTAGGGCTTTTTGCTTTATAGCAATTTAAGAATTACTAAAACCATACAACCCCGTAGTAACTTCTAATTTCCCAGCCATGCTGGTGGGAAAATGGAAGAGGGTTGCTACTGGCTACAGCATAACGGCAGAATTCAGGTAGCCTACTACACCGATGGTGTAACCGATGACCTTGAAACGGGCCAGTTGATAACTGGTGTCTGGCATCTGACGCAGAGAGAGGACATTTGCCACAACGGAGAGGCAGAGGTGATTGAAGGCCTTCTGCCTGTACCATTTAAATGAATATATTCATCTGATTACGTGGCAGATTCTTCATACTGCACATATGCTATTTAAGCATCCTGAGTAATGGATGTTTCTGAAAGCATTTTTGTGGTGGATCCCCCTAAGCGGAGGGGCGATTCAGCAGGACATTTCTCCAGAGTGTCCAACCAGCGCGCGGAAATGAATGCTGTGATCATTTCCACCGGGAGGCACCCGGCACCACTCCCTCAGTTATTGCCAACTTAGCTATTTATGCCTGCTTTTCCGAGCAGGCTTTTTTTTCATTTATTAATCATCCATTGACCAGATGAATGTTTCTTGTTTTAGTTATGAATGTGGTGAATCCCATCTAAGCGATGGGGCGTCTGGTTAACTGCTATGTGCAGGTATGCACGCGACTTTGACGACCAGAGATAAGTCACCGGGAGGCACCCGGCGCCACAAATTTTTCAAAATTTCGTCCCATTGGAAGGGTATAGAGTGTTCAAGTTTAATTCATCCTTACTTGCGATTTTTCTGCTGTCAGGTTGTAGTTCTGATCTGGTTTTAAGCCCACCCAAAAAACCTGATTACAAACCAATGCCTGACATCACCCAGTCTGTGACGCCGACGCAACAGCGTGCGATCATGGCTGGAGAGAGGCCTGATTGGTCAGAAAGAACACCAGTAAGCGCTGCGAAGCGATATTAATAAACACTTATCTAATAAGGCTGCCATTGGGTGGCCTTTTTTATTTCCCCTCAAATTTACTGAGAGGATTCACAGCAATATGAGGGGGACCGATGTCCGATCCATTTTCCGGCACGGGGCTGGCCGGTTTGGCTTTGACTGGAGCCAGTGTTTACGGTCTATTGACCGGAACTGATTACGGTGTCGTTTTTGGTGCATTTGCTGGCGCCGTATTCTACATAGCGACAGCGGCTGACCTGAGTGTGTTACGTCGCCTGGCCTACTTCTTCGTGTCGTATATCGTCGGCATACTTTGTTCGGGGCTGTTGGGTTCAAAACTCACATCCTGGACGGGGTACACCGAGAAGCCTCTGGATGCTATCGGTGCCGTAATAGCTTCTGCGTTAGCCGTTCAAATCCTTACGTTCCTGAACAAGCAGGACATCGGCTCGCTGGTGGCGCTGATAACGCGCCGGGGAGGTTCAGGTGGTACTAAATGACCCAACAGCAACTATCAACGCGCTGCTCTGCGCCGGAGTTGTGCTTACTCTGATGTTTTATCGCCGTGGAGATTCGCGGCATCGGCCATGGATTTCGCGTTTAGCCTGGCTGATTACCGTCACCTACAGCGCTGTACCGCTGGCGTACCTGTGTGGGATTTACCCGCATTCATCATGGGCCACCATTGCGGCAAACATCATATTCCTTTCCGTGCTGGTGGCCGTCAAAGGCAACGTTGCATGTCTGGTTGATTATCTGAGGCACTAATGGACCAAACACAATTTCAGAAGGCGGCTGGTATCAGCGCCGGGTTAGCTGCGCGCTGGTTTCCGCATATCGACGCCGCCATGAAGGAATACGGCATCACCGCACCGCTTGATCAGGCCATGTTTATTGCCCAGATGGGGCATGAAAGCACCAGATTTACCCGGCTGGTGGAGAACCTGAATTACGCGGCAGAAAACCTGGTGCCTACGTTCGGCAGCCACCGCATCACGCAACAGCAGGCCGCCGCACTTGGCAGAACGGCAACGCAACCGGCAAACCAGAAAGCGATCGCCAATCTGGTTTACGGTGGTGAGTGGGGAAAAGAGCACCTTGGCAATCAGGTTGCCGGTGATGGCTGGAAATATCGCGGTCGCGGTCTGAAACAGGTTACCGGCCTGAGCAACTACCGCCGTTGTGGCCATGCTCTCAAACTTGACCTTGTTACCTATCCGGAGCTGCTTGAACAGGATGAATACGCCGCGCGCTCAGCTGCATGGTTCTATGCCTCCCGCGGTTGCCTGCTTCATTCCGGGGACGTGGAACGAGTGACGCTTCTTATCAATGGCGGAAGAAACGGGCTGGATAAACGCCGCGCACTATTTAACCTGGCGAAATCCGTTCTGGTGTGAGGTGAATGTGGGTATCGAAACGATAATCGGGCTGGCCGCACTGGTCATTTCCGCCGTTGCAGGCGCTTTTGGCCTGGGCCATATCCGCGGCACAAGCAAAGCAGAAGCTAAAGCCGACCAGCAACGCACTGAAGATAACGCAGCGGCAACGGTCGTAGCAGCCGAACGCCGGGTAGATGCAACGAAAGAGGCCAGCAATGTACAGCAGACTGTTAACCATATGCCTGGCGACGATGTTGATCGCGAGCTGCGGGACAACTGGACACGTAAGGGTTGAGGTAGTCGACACGGCTTGCGACTGGGTTAAACCCATCTACGGCACAGCGCACGACTGGGATGTATTGGACCGCCAGACGAAGAAAGACATTCTGGCGCATAACAAAGCGTGGCAGGCTAACTGCTTGAAGAAATAGAGCCTTATATCATTCATTGACAGTCAGTAGGGATGGCCTACTAATTAACCAAATGTAACACTAACTTTAAGGACAAAAGCGGAAAAATTATTAAAATAGTTTCATCTAGGATGGATAGGTGAACTTCATGAAACATATACTTTGGGTGCTATTTGTTTTCGTATCATCGTCTGCTTTCGCTGATGTTGAACAGCATATTGCCGAGTTAGAGCAAAAAAGTAATGCGGTCCAAAAAAAAATTATCAACGAAGTAAGTAGTGAGCAAATCAGGCAACAAAATAAACTTGCCATTCAAATGAAAATAGATAAATTGAGGGCGAAAATCGGCGGCGAATCAGATTTGCATAAGAAAATAGAAATGCAAGAGCAGCTAAAAAACTTGCAGTCTCAAAAAAATAGTCTCTGATTCTAGTCAAATCAGCTTTCATAATCTAAATAAAATAGCATACCTATAGCCTCGCTCACGCGGGGCTTTTTAACAACTGAGGAATGAGCATGACAGTAGTTCTGACCACAAAACAGATTGAAGACTTGGCTACTTTCGCAAAAGAAGACGGTGCGCCTCAATACACCATCACCACCGGGACAATCCCGGAGATCGAAGCAGATAGTGGCGAAATTATTCCCGCTTACACTGGGCTGATCGCATACTCAGATTCGCTGGAGCATGGTGTATTGCAGCTCGACGACTGAGTAGCCATTACAAAGCTCACCTGCTGGTGGGCTTGATGATGGTTATCTTCATAAAGCCATAAAAAAAGCCCCAGTTACGGGGCAATTATGAGTTGAATCTTTTGTTATGTTTTTGTGCTTCTTGCTCTAAGGCTTTGGGACATTAACATCTTGCTCAAATAATGCAAACAAAATGCATATTTAAATTTTACAACTTCAACCAGCACGAGCGGATGACAACCTTTATCCACTAAAAGGGATAGGCATTACAGCAGGCATTCACTGAGTGCCTGTGATAATGTCGAATTGTGGTGAATGCAGGATGCTGACCTGCGCGTCATAGAAGCGTCCCGTGAAAAACGGGCAAGCCTGAAACCAGATTCGCTTCGGTGAATCCCCGCCGTGTAATTTGTAATGCACGCCGTGGCAGCACAGGCCACCACATCTATTCAAGCCACTGGCATCCGCTTGTGGCTTTTTTATTGGAGTGAGTAATGGCAAAACCGGACTGGGGCGAGCTTCAGCAACGGTTCCTGTCCGAACATGCCGCAACCGGCGTATCACCAAAGGAATGGTGTGAAGCGCAGGGACTGAACTACGCTACCGCCCGTCGATATATCAAAAAACCTTCTGCGCAAACTGCGCAAAAATCTGCGCTGAAAAAAGTGCGCACTGCGCAGAAAGAACAAAGCGCAGAAGAGCTGGTGGACATACAGCTAAGCGCGAAGGTAAAGCGCTTTATTGCTGAATACTTGAGGGACAACAACGCCACCGCCGCCGCTGCACGCGCTGGTTATAGTGACCCAAATTACGGTCGTCAGCTTATAACGAATCCTAACGTTGCTCAGGCCATTGCGCAGCAGCAAAAAGCCTCCATTGTGCGCACGCTTAGCAGTGCCGATGAAGTCCTCGCGCAGATGTGGCAACTCGCCACCTTCGATGCAAACCAGCTATCGCAGTATCGCCGCGGCGCGTGTCGTTACTGCTGGGGCTTCGGTCACCAGTACCAGTGGCGCGATATGGTGGAGTTTGAAGAGAAACGCCTCGAAGCGCTTGAGCGGAAGAGTCGCGAGCCCGCTGATGTTGGCGGCTATGGCTACGATCACACCCGAGAGCCTAACCCTGGCTGTCCGCGCTGCAACGGCGATGGTATTGGCCAGCCGTATTTCGCCGACACCCGGAAACTCTCCCCTGTTGCTGCTCTGGCTTATTCCGGTGTAAAGCTGGGGAAGAATGGCGTCGAGATAACAGCTATCAGCCGTGAGCGCATGTTTGAAGCGATAATGAAGCGGCTCGGCCTGGCGGATAGCGAGTTCGCTCAGCGTCTCCAGCAGATCGAAATCGACCGCCGGTTGCTGGAAGTGGAAAAACTCCGCAAAGAGCTGGCCGGTGATGGTGATGATGACGAACCGACCCCAGTGCAGATCAATATCAACGTAGTGGACGCGAGGGCGGAAGATGGGGATCAGCCCGACACTTAACATTCCTCAGGCGCGTTTCCTCGCGATGCAGCACAAATTCAAAGCCTACGTTGCAGGGTTTGGTTCCGGTAAGACGTGGGTGGGTTGTGGCGGCATCTGCAAAGGGATGTGGGAACACCCGAAGATTAACCAGGGCTATTTCGCGCCGACTTACCCGCAGATACGTGACATTTTTTACCCAACGATTGAAGAGGTGGCCTTTGACTGGGGCCTGAGCGTCAAAATCAATGAGGGGAACAAAGAGGTTCACTTCTACGAGGGGCGACGGTACCGCGGGACCACAATCTGCCGCTCGATGGAAAAGCCTGGCTCGATAGTCGGCTTTAAAATCGGTAACGCGATGGTGGATGAACTGGACGTCATGGCGGCTGCTAAAGCGCAGCAGGCCTGGCGAAAAATCATCGCCCGTATGCGTTACAACGTCGATGGGTTGCGTAACGGCATCGATGTCACGACAACGCCGGAAGGCTTCAAATTCGTCTACCAGCAGTTCGTAAAAGCGGTGCGTGAAAAACCTGAGCTTTCTGCTCTGTACGGGCTGATTCAGGCCAGCACGTTCGACAACGCGAAGAACCTTCCCCCGGATTACATTCCCTCGCTGCTGAGTTCTTATCCTGATGAATTGATTCAGGCATACCTGCGCGGGAAGTTCACGAACCTCAACAGCGGGACCATTTACCACACCTTTAATCGTAAGCTGAACAACTGTTCTGACGAGATTCAGGATGGGGACCCGCTGTTTATCGGTATGGACTTCAACGTTGGAAAAATGGCCGCGATTGTTCACGTAAAGCGTAACGGGCTACCGCGCGCGGTTCGCGAGCTGGTGAAGGTCTACGACACGCCGGCGATGATTAAGCGTATACAGGAAGAGTTCTGGCGCTACGAGGATGGTCGCTACGTGAAGAGCCGGGAGATTTACATCTATCCGGATGCGTCAGGCGACTCCCGCAAATCGCAGAACGCCAGCAAGACCGATATTGCCCAGCTTAATGATGCCGGATTCAGCGTCATCGTTGATGATGCAAACCCTCCTGTTAAGGACCGCATTAACTCGATGAACGCCATGTTCTGTAACGCCAACGGCGAACGCCGCTATCTGGTGAACGTCCAGAACTGCCCGGTTTATACCGAAAGCCTCGAGCAGCAAATCTGGGCGGCCAATGGCGAACCGGATAAATCAGCGGATAACGATCACCCCAATGATGCTGGTGGGTACTTTATTGTGAAGGATTACCCCATCGTGAAACCGGCATACTCAATCACCATGGACACCACTTTCTGATATGGCAAACGACGACATCACCTGGGTTCGACCAGAACACCGGGCGGCTTCTGCTGCCTGGCGGAAATACAGAGACTTTTGCAAAGGCGCTGAGGCCGTAAAAGCGGCGGGCAATAAGTATTTGCCTTATCTCGATCCAACCGATAAATCCACGCGCAACCGTAAGCGCAATGAGGACTATCTAAGCCGTGCGGTGTTCTACGGCATTGCTGGCAATACGAAGATCGGCATGCTTGGTATGGCGTATCGCAAAGACCCAACGTTTAACGGCCCGGAGAAGCTGAAATACCTGCTGGATAATGCTGACGGGGCGGGTACCAGCATTTATCAGCAGTCGCAGCTGGTGGTTGAGAACGTGCTGGAGGTGGCGCGTGATGGGCTTTATGTTGACTATGCAGAGGCATCAGACGAAGCGATCATTCTCCGCTATCCGGCAGAGAACATCATCAACTGGCGAACAAAGCGAATTAACGGACGCGATCAGCTGGTGCTGGTGGTCCTGCGCGAATGCGTAGAAGAGCCGGATGGTTACGCTTACAAGGACGAAATTCAGTACCGCGAGCTGGCGCTGGAAGAAGGGAAGTTTATCTGCCGGGTATGGCGCCGGGCAGGTGGCACTGCAAGCGGAACCTACAGCGTTGACAGTGAGTACCACCCTAAGCCGAAAGGGAAGGACTACTGGGACGAAATCCCGTTCACCTTTGTCGGTGCTCAGAACAACGATCCCACTATCGATGATTCACCGCTGGCCGCGCTGGTGGAGATAAACCACGGCCATTATCGAAACAGCGCTGACTATGAGGACAGCGTGTGGTTCTGTGGCCAGGTGCAGCCGTATATGACTGGGCTTGATACCAACTGGCGCGATCACCTCGAAAAGAAGGGCGTGAAAATTGGTTCCCGATCACCGCTTTTGCTTCCTAAAGATGGCTCGTTTGGCTATGCCCAGGCGCAGCCGAACATGCTGGCTAAAGAGGCCATGGACAGCAAGCGCGATTACATGGTGCAGCTGGGCGCCCGACTGATTGAGCAGAACGCCACGGCCAAGACTGCTACCCAGACGAGCGGTGAGCAGACATCGTCAACATCAGTGCTGGGTATCTGCGTTTCGAACGTTTCTGAGGCTTACACGCTGGCGCTGGGCTGGTGTGCAAAGTACCTGGGCATTAATGGGGATGTGCCAGCTTACATCATCAACCAGGAATTTATAGCGAAGGTTGCCGAATCCGGGATGGTCACCGCCATTGTTAACGCCTGGCAGTCCGGCGCGCTGCGCGATACTGACATGATTCGGGCGCTTCAGAAACTCGACCTCATCAACCCGGCAGACAGCCCGGATGATGTGATTGATGCGCTCCGCAATCAGGCGCCCTCATTGACCGGGGGCTGATATGGCAACAGTCAACGAAAGTTTGCGGGATGAGGCCATTGCCCATTCCGTCTGGATTAGCCGCTATGCGACGGGTGTCGCTAACCGGATGGTGAAGCTGCTCAACGAGACGGACGCAGAACTGTCTGCCCGTCTGCTGGATGCACTGGATCGGCTCCCGGCTGATAGCTTCACGGTTACACGTCTGGAAAGCTTGATTGGCAGCGTACGCGAACTTAACCATCAGGCTGTCGCTTCGATGCAGTCCGGGCTGGAAGGGGAACTGCTTGCGCTTTCCAGGAATGAGGTCAGTTATCAGCTGAGCCTGTTCGATTCCCTTCTTCCCTCACAGGTGCTGGCACGCTACCCGCTACAGGGAATCACCGCAGATATGGTTTATGCCGCGGCGATGGCTCAGCCATTTCAGGGGCGCCTGCTGAGTGAGTGGGCGGAGAATCTGGAATCGGACAGGATGGCGCGGGTCATAAACGCTGTACGCCGTGGCTACCTTGCTGGCGACACGGTGGAAACCATCGCCCGAAGCGTGCGCGGCCATGCCAATAAAGACTATCGCGACGGCGCGCTCCAGATGAGCAGGGCAAACGCCGCCAGCATCGCTAAAACAGCCGTTAATCATCTGGCTGCCACCGCACGCAACAGCTTCACCAGCGCCCACAGCGACATCGTGAAGTGTAAACAGTGGCTGTCTACGCTGGACAATAAAACCAGTCACGACTGCATCATTCGCGACCTGCTGCGCTACACCCTGGATAATAAACCGATCGGGCACAAAGTACCTTACCTGCAAGGGCCCGGGAAAATTCATTTCTGTTGCCGTTCTACTGAAACCCTGATTATCAAGTCCTGGCGCGAACTCGGCATTGATATTGATGAGATGGACGAGGGCACTCGTGCCAGCATGGATGGGCAGGTACCTGCTAAAACCACGTATCTTGAATGGCTCGCGCGTCAGCCAGCTCAAAGGCAGGATCAGGTTCTGGGTGCCGAGCGTGGCCGTCTTTTCCGCGCGGGTGAAATCGACCTGGCTGATATGTTCACTGACAAAGGCGAGTGGATCAGCCTGGAACGTCTTAAGCAGCTATCAGGTCCTTGAACCTGACAACCATCACTTTCTACACGCCCTGGCATCCGCCGGGGCTTTTTTATGGGCGAGGCCCGACTAAATCCCGAGGGGAAATTATGTTAATTCGAAACATGCTTCTGAAATATTACGCACCTGAAAGCGGCGGTGAGGGCAGTGGTGGTGGCGGTATCGAAATCACCCCCGAAATCCAGAAGCTGATTGATGAGCGTGTGACCAATGAAGTTACAGGCCTGAAAACAAAAAACTCTGAGCTGCTGGGCACCATCAAGCAGCAAAAAGAAAACCTGTCACGTTTTGACGGTATCGACCCTGACGCTGTACGCGGCATTCTCCAGCGTTTTTCTGACGATGAAGAGGCGAAGCTTATCGCCGCCGGAAAAATTGACGAGGTGCTGGATAAGCGTACCGAGCGCATGCGTGCTGACGTTGATAAGCAGATCAAAGCGGCGAACGAGCGCGCGGAAAAAGCTGAAGCGTTCTCCAACAAATTCCGGGATCGGGTCCTCGGGGATGCAATCCGTGCAGCAGCCTCTAAAGCGGGCGCGCTGCCTGAAGCTTCTGACGATCTGATTCTGCGTGCCAAAGGCACATTCCAGCTCAACGACGAAGGCGAGGCCGTAGCGGTTGATGCAAATGGCGATGTTCTGTTCGGCAAAGACGGCAAAACCCCACTAAGCCCGCTTGAGTGGGCGGAGTCACTCAAGGAGACGGCTCCGCATCTGTTCCCTCGTGCAGAAGGCACGGGCGCGGGCGGACACAAGCCAAACGGTGGTGGAAGCCTGAAACGTTCCGAAATGAGCGCCAGCGACAAAGCGGACTACATCCGCAAACACGGCCAGCAGGCCTTCCTCAAACTTCCGAAATAAGGGATTTAAACCATGGCAACGACTGTTAATACCGACCTGGTTATTTATGACGATCTGGCGCAGACCGCGTTTCTTGAGCGTCGCCAGGACAATCTGGAAGTGTTCAACGCTTCCTCCAACGGTGCGATTTTGCTGGATAACGAACTAATTGAAGGCGACTTCCGTAAACGCGCCTTCTACAAAGTTGGTGGTTCCATTGAATCGCGCAATGTGAACTCTGTCGATAAAGTCACAGGTAAAAAAATCGGTGCCGGTGAAGCGGTATCCGTTAAAGCACCGTGGAAATACGGTCCGTATGAAACCACGGAAGAGGCCTTTAAACGCCGTGGCCGCTCCGTTGATGAGTTCTCCGAAGTGATCGGCGTTGATGTCGCAGATGCCACGCTGGAAGGCTATGTGAAATATGGCCTGAAAGCGCTGACTGCGGCGATTGGTGCTAACGCCGACATGGTCGTAACCGCCGACATTGAGACCGACGGTAAAAAGACCCTGACGCGTGGCCTGCGCAAATATGGCGACAAGTTTAACCGAGTGGTTCTGTTCGTGATGCACTCCGCGACCTACTTCGACATTGTGGATGAGGCGATTGCCAACAAAATTTACGAAGAAGCGGGCGTGGTGGTTTACGGCGGGCAGCCGGGCACGCTGGGTAAACCTGTGCTGGTGACCGACACGATGGATGCTGATGCGATCCTTGGGCTGGTAGCCGGCGCAGTGACCGTTACCGAGTCTCAGGCGCCGGGCTTCCGTTCCTACGATATCAACGATCAGGAAAACCTTGCGGTTGGCTATCGCGCTGAAGGCGTGGTGAACGTTGATCTGCTGGGCTACAGCTGGGATATCGCCAAAGGTGATAACCCTGACCTGACCGCCATCGGCACTGCGGGCAACTGGAAGAAGCACTTCACCAGCAACAAATCAACGGCAGGTGTGCTGATCAAACTGGAATCCGCAGTGGGGGAGTAACGCTGTCAGCGGATAAAACCTCCGCAACCGCTGACAGCACAGATGCGGTAACTGTTTCTCTGAAGTACACGCTGAACGGCTCCGGTGTATCCGGTAAAACCGTCGTGTGGACGTCTACAGGCGGCACGCTTAGCACGGCCAGTTCTCAAACCGGCTCTGCTGGTGGTGCAACGGTGAAACTCACATCAGACGTTGCTGGCACCTTCACGGTAACCGGCACGATTGAAGGAGTGGCGAAAACCACTGATGAGATCACCTTCACTGCGCCTGCCGGAGAATAACGAATGGGGCGAAAGCCCCATAAACAGGATGATTAGATGATCAATACCGATATCACCTCTCCTGATGCCAACAGCTACGCCAGTGAAGAGGAACTTGCCTCGTTTGCGGAAATACGCGGCATTAAACTGCCTGACAAGCTCACACCTTTGCTGATTAAGGCAATGGATTACCTGGAGGGGCTGGACTGGGTAGGCTCAAAAGCTGACCCGAGACAGGCTCTGGCATGGCCACGCGTGAATGTCGTTCTGGATGAACATGATTTCCCGCCGGATGAAGTTCCACCGCAGGTTTTAACCGCGCAGTGCATGCTGGCGGTAGAGGCAATCGACGGAGATTTACTCTCCAGCGTGCGCGAAGCCGCTGTGAAAACTGAACGTGTGGAAGGTGCTGTCACCATGACCTATGCGGTCGCAGATGGCGAAGTATTCACGCCGTCTTATCCTGCCGTTATGGCGCTGCTGGGCGACCTTGCTGGTGGTCGTGGTTACGCCATCAATGCATTTGCAGAGAGGGTCTGATATGGCGATTGATTACCTACGTATGCAGGCCAGAACAACGCGCATGCTCAGGCAGAACGGAGCGTTATACAACGTCACCCGCAAGGGTTCAGTAACGGTTATCGGTGGAGTCGAGGATAAAACGGATGATGTTCAGTTCACTGCGATCGGCGTTAAAACTGAATACGCACCCGGTGAGATAGACGGAACAGTCATCGTAAACGGTGATGTTCGAATCGTCTTTACCGCAGAGCAGGAAATTAAAATCGGCGACGTAGTCGATATTGATGGCACAGCCCACCGGGTTATCAAACCCAACCCGGCAAAACCTGCCTCGCTGGTACTCTGCTACAAAGCGCAACTGAGGGCTTAACATGGGCGAGAACGCGGCTTTCCTGGCTGAAATCACGGCTTTCGTTAATAAGGCGAAAACGAATCAGGAAGCAGTGGTGCGCGCCGTCGGCATAAAAATACTTAACCAGCTGGTGATGATGTCCCCAGTGGGCAACCCGGAGTTGTGGGAAGTTAACCAGACAGCCGTTTCCTATAATCGCGCTGTTTACGACCATAACGAGGCGCAGCGGGCAAATCCCGACAACCTTACCAAAACCGGGCGACTGAAGAAAAAAACCCGGCTGGTGGATGGGATGGATATCAAAGCACCGCCAGGGTATACGGGCGGACGCTTTCGCGGTAACTGGCAGGTATCGTTTGATGCTCCGACAACTGATGAAACAGGAAGAGTAGATAAAACCGGTGATCTGACAAAAGCAGCCGGGAACTACACGCTGTCATTGTTCAAAGTCGGGATGAAGGCCATTTATTTCTGCAACAACGTGCCCTATGCCTACCCGCTTGAAATGGGGCATTCCACACAGGCACCGGGCGGAATGGTCCGCATAACCGCTGCTGAGTTTCAACGCTTCTTTGAGGAAGCTATCAAGGAGGTGTCCAGGTGATTCCTGATATTGCATATGCACTGGCCGCCAGACTGGGTACCTGGGCTGATGCCGAGGGCATTTCGGTTGCATGGGAGAACGTGCCGTTTACACCTCCTGCTAACGAGATGTACCTGGCCGTTCACGATATGCCTGTTACGCCGCGAACAATCGATCTCGGGTTGCGATGCCGGACTTATTCAGGCGTGTACCAGATCAATGTCGTGGCGCCAGCTGGCTCCGGCCGTACCTCAGTGGTTTCTCTGGCGGGCAGAGTAGTGGAATTGTTCCCTGAGGGGCAGGAAATTGCAGGAAGTGACTTCACTTGCTGGATCACCAGCACGCCAGCAATTTTTCGCGGTATCCCGACCGCTGTTTCCTACACCATTCCCATCAGCCTGAACTACCGGGCCGACATCATTAACTGACCCCGTCAAAATCATCGGCCATTGTGCCGGTTTTCTAATTTCACAGGAGTAACCATTATGGGCTTCGCACTGCCTAACGGCGCTCATGTTTATCTGGCCTCGGGCTACGGCCCGGCCATTACTTTCACCGGCGCGACGAATGCTGAGCACGCGGTGATCACCGTCAGCACCGCGGACGATATCGCGGTCGGTGATATCGTTCACGTGAACTGTAACTGGTCGGGTATTGATAACGTTATCGCGAAAATCGACGCGATTGCGGAGAATGCCGTTACTCTTCGAAATATCAATACCACAAACCAAAACAAATACGCCGCGGGCGGCGGTTCCGGCTCTATTCGCAAGATTGAGGAATGGACCGAACTTCCACAAATCACTGAGGTATCTAAATCTGGTGGCGATCAGAACACCACGCAGATTCAGTTCCTCAGCGATGACCGTCAGCGCAACCTGAATACCTATAAATCTGCTGTCTCCCAGACTTACTCGATCGCTCACGATTCAAGTCTCCCGGTATATCCGTTGCTGCGCCAGCTGGATGAAGACGAAGAGACTGTGGCGGCTTATATGTACGTTCCGAAGGCGAAGGAGAATCGTTACTGGGCGGCCACGGCATCTTTTGACGACACGCCGACCACGGCGGTGAACGAAGTCGAAACGGTAAGCGTCGTGCTGAACCTGCAATCTCCAGCAATGACGTTCTATAAAATCACAGGCGCCGCGGCATAAGCCAGGCATAACGAGAGTCTGAGCCTCCTCCTTGGAGGCTTTCTTTCACTAAGAGGCAACGATGGCGACTAAATTCACCCTTCAGCCAAAACCAACTTTTAAGGCCAACGTCTCGATCCCACGCGCTGGGGATGAGGATGGCGTGCTGACATTCACCTTCAATCATAAGCCACTTAAAGATCTGGCTGACCTGGAAAAACTCGAAGGCAAAACCGCCACTGATTTTCTGATGGAAATCATTGCTGGCTGGGCACTTCCTGATGCATTTAACGCGGAAAATCTGTCGCTGCTGCTGGAAAACTATCCGGCGGCGATGAAGGCTATCCCTGAAACCTACTATCGCGAACTGATGGGACAGCGCGAAAAAAACTGATAGCGGTTGCCTCGGCGTTCTATACGCCTGAGCCCACTGCGGAAGACTTGGCACCATATGGGCTCACGCCGGATGATTACGACGATCAATACATCGATGTCTGGCCAGATGTCTGGCCTTCATTTCTGGTATTTCAGTCCGTCAGTACGCAGTGGCGCACGGGGATGGGCGGCGCAACCGGGCTTGATTACAACGTCCTGCCCTGGGTAATGCGACTCCATGCTGTCGACGACGAGGCAACCGCATTTTCCGATCTCCAGATAATGGAGCGAACCGCGCTTAAAATAATGCATAAAGAGAGGGTCGGATGAGTAACGACATCGCCACTATTTCTCTGCGAGTGAATACCGGCGAACTGGAGCGCGGTAATCAGGAGTTAGATCGATTTCAGCGCACGGCTACCGGGGCGGCAGAGAAAGCGGATGATTTAAACAGTACGTTCCGAACCGGTATCGACAACCAGAAGAAAAATACCGAGAGCCTGAAGCAGCAGCGCCAGGAGCTCCAGACTCTGCTCAACAAAATCAGCCCCGTTAACAAAGCGTTGGATGAACTCGATACCATTCAGGAGAGCCTGTCTAAGTTTCGCAGTAAAGGGCTGGTGGATGATGAAGATTTTACGCGTTACAACAGCGTGCTTGAGACAACCCGCGCGAAACTGGCGCAGGTCATGGAATCTGAAACAGCAGAGGGCCGTGCTCGCATTGAGCAAGCACAGGCAGCGCAACGGGCAGTTGCCGCAGCCAAAAATTTTATCGACTCACTCGAGGACCAGGTTGCAGCTATCGGAAAAACCCGTGCAGAGTTGCTTGAACTGAAAGCGGCCCAGCTCGGCGTTTCGGATCGCGCTGCGCCAATGATTGCCCGACTAAAAGAGCAGGAAGAGTCCTGGAAATCTGGAGCTATCAGTGCGGGGCAGTACCGTAATGCCATGCGTTACCTGCCAATGCAAATGACGGACATTGTGACCTCACTGGCCTCCGGTATGCCGGTTTATATGGTTGCTATCCAGCAGGGGGGGCAGCTACGTGATTCCTTTGGCGGGGTGGGGAACGCGCTAAAAGCGATGTTATCCATGGTCACCCCGGCGCGTGTAGCGATTGGTGGTCTGGCTGGCGCTGTACTGATTGCGGCAAAAGCGGGGGCGGACTACTTCACAGCCTACGACGAAATTAACCAGGCCATTATCAGGACTGGTAACATTGCCGGCACGTCAGCGCTCCAGATCAAGGCTTCCTCCCAGTCTATTGCTGCCTCTACTGGCGCTACTGTAGGAACCGTTCAGAGTTTGATGACTGAGCTCGTTGGCATGGGATCGCTGACACAGCAGCAACTTGAAAAAGCAGCGGGCTCCACGGCGCTGGCGGTTCAGACCGGTATAGTCTCGGCTCAGGACATTACCAAGGCTTATAAGGATATTGATAAGGATCCGGTTAAGGCTCTTCAGAACCTTAATGAGCAATTCAACTTTCTCACCGTTTCACAGCTTAAGCACATTGACGAATTAGTTAAGCAGAAAGACCAGACCGCTGCCGTTACTCAAGCTATGGATTTGTTTGGCGACACGATGGCAGAGCGCGGAGAGCAGGCTTACGACTCGCTGACACCATTTGGCCGCCTGTGGCTTGATATCAAGGGATGGGCGTCTGAGGCTATGCAGAGCATCGGTCAGTGGGTGGCTGAACTGGCATCGAACACGCTAAAGGAATTTAACGCAATTTATTACAGCGTCGCGATAGTTTTCCAGAAGCTGAACCAGATTATTTCTTCTTCTATCGCGGCTGCGATTAATCTCGTTCCTGACTGGGCGAAAACTGATACTTTGCAGGGATGGCAGGACTATAACGAACAAATGGCCGCCGCTTATGGTAACAGCGTATCTCAGTTGAAAAAGGACTGGGACGCAGCTGACATTAGCGCAGGCAAGTACCTCGATACATCCCGCAAGATAAGCGCCGCGACCACTCAGAAGGATCGCGAAGCAGTCGCTTCGTTTGGCAAAAAAACGAAAACAGGAAAACAGGGCACTGTATCTGCTGGCGACCGCAGTACTGACGCTGCTCAGGCCGAATTGCTGGCGCTTCAGGCGCAGTTGCGAGCGCTTCAGCAGCATAAAGGGCTGAACGACACTATCAGCAAGCAGCGCAAAGATCTGTGGACCACTGAGGCGAAATTTCAGGTGCTGGAAGAGGCCTCGCGTTCACGTTCACTGACGAAGCAGGAACAATCCCTGCTGGCGAGTAAAGACCAGGTGCTTCAGTTGGCACGGCAGAAAGCCCTGTTAGGTGATCAGATTACCGCACAGGACCAGCTGAACAAGCGAATGGATACCTCTCAGAAATATGTCACGCAGATGGCTGAGAAACAGGCTGCATTAGTGAAAGGTGCCGGGATGAGTGACCGTCAGGCACAACGTGAGCTGGCAAAGAGCCAGCTCTCTTCTGGCTGGATCAACTCCGGCGGTAAGCTTGACGACGAGAGTTATCAAAAGCAGCTTAAAGCGGCGAATGATTACTATGATGCCGAGGACCGGTTACGTGGCGACTGGCTGACTGGCGCGAAAAAGGGCTGGGCTGAATTTGAGGACAGCGCGACCAATGTTTACTCGCAGGTGCAGACTATTACCAGCAATGCGTTCACCGGGATGGCCAGCACGCTCACCGACTTTTTTACTACAGGTAAATCTAAATTCTCAGATTTCCTGTCTACCTTCCTGAAGGGCACCGCCCAAATGCTTACGCAGTTGGCATTGGTCAACGGAATGAAGTCTGCGTTTGGTGGAAACTCATTTGGTTCATTTTTCGGATTTTCTGATGGTGGCGCAGTCCCTGAGTTTGATACTGGCGGCTACACGGGGGATGGAGGTAAGTATCAGCCAAAAGGCGTGGTGCATGGTGGCGAATTCGTATTCACCAAGGAGGCAACCAGTGCGCTGGGTGTTGGCAATCTGTATGCGCTTATGCGTGGAGCTCAGGGGTATGCAAACGGCGGCTATGTTGGCCATGCCCCGATGTATGGGCTGCAATCTTCGGCAACTGGCGGCGTAACCGTTCAAACGTCCGTGGTCGTTCATAATCAGAACACTCAGCAGCAGGCATCTGGTAACAACGACGCTATTTCTCGGGCTTACAAGCAGACCATCGATCAGTCAGTGCGCGCTGGGATTGCCAAACAGCTTCAACCTGGAGGTTTGATTTGGAATGCAACAAAACCGCGTTGAAACTACTGACTGGTAAGGGAGAACAAGGTGGTGTGATGCCCTAAATATGCAAACATTGCGACTGTCCGCCTACAGGTTGTATACTGGTCATGTTATCACCAATGGTGATGAGGAGGTATTATGGTCGTATTAGTCGCTATTCAAACATCGAAAAAGAAAACAGCTCAAGATAGCTGGCAGGAAATGGGTAAAGTAATCCTTGGGCGTGGCACGTCTGTTTCCAAAGATAGTGTTACCTTTAAAGAAGGTATGCGTCCGGAAGAAATTATTGCTATGGCCAATGCCAGAGCCTCATCTTCAAGGAAGGTGTGATTGAAAATAACTGCTACGCTATCCGATGCTTTTCTGAACGGTACTTACAACACAGAATTTATCACCGACTGGCAGTTTTTAACTTTGGAAGAACAGACTGTTATCGCTGAATTTATGCATGATATTGGTAATGGTTACGCTCTGCGTGGCAAAAACAAACCTTCTTGGGTTGATGATGATCATGACACCATACCCGGAACAGAAGGTTATGAAGCTGAAAATTACTGGCATTACCACTGTGGCCCCAGTTGGTATCCAGGGACCTTTAGGGGGCAGACACTGGACTTAAAATTCAATCCAGGAGGGATGCATTCTGATGAATGCATCCATTATGCAAAAACTTCTGAACAGACGATAACAATTGTTGGTTACTCCAGAAAACACATTCCTTTCCTCAAATCTGATAATAAACGAAATCCTTTGTTCTCTGATGATTAACCCGCTTCGGCGGGTTTTTTTATGCCCGGAGGAAACGTGGCAATCGAAACATTCACCTGGCGAACACAGATACAGTCGGGAATGGAAGGGTCGTTCAGCCTAAAAACGCGCTCTGCAACCTTTGGCGACGGCTATGAGCAGATTGCCGGGGAAGGCATCAACCCTGAAAAGCAGTCATGGCCTGTAACCCTAACGGGCAAAAAAACGGACATGCTCCAGGCCCTGAAATTCTTTCGTTCTCACGTTACAAAGTCATTCATCTGGACATCGCCAGTTGGTGAAACTGGGCTCTACCGGATTGAGGCCGAATCAATCAAGTCACAGCCCTTATCCAGCAACGTTCTGACCATTTCCGCAACATTCAAACAGGCGTACGCACCATGATCACAGCAGACTATCAAAGCCTTGAGCCCGGTAATAAAGTCCGGCTTATCGAAGTTGATGGCTCTACGTTCGGCGTGGATGATGTACTGCGATTTCACGCATACAACCTCCCGCACACAGAAGACGAAATCGCTGCCGCTGGTGGCAATGAATCAAAGCTGAAGGCGAAAAGTATCTGGTGGCAGGGGGAGGAATATGCCGCCTGGCCGTATCAAATTGAAGGGCTTGAAGCCTCCACAGACGGCAACAGCGCCCAGCCAACGCTCACGGTTGCAGATATCGATAGCAAGATTACAGCGCTGTGCCTGGCTTATGACGATATGCTACAGGCGAAAGTCACTATCCATGATACCTATTCGCATTATCTCGACGCGAAGAACTTCCCGGAAGGTAATACAACAGCTGATCCACAACAGGTCAGAAAACGCGTTTTCTACATTGATGGAAAAAATAGCGAAATTCCTGGTGAAAGTATCGAATTCGTACTCGATAGCCCGATGTCGTTGCAGGGTAAGATGATCCCCACGCGCCAGCTTCATTCCCTGTGCACCTGGTGCATGCGCAATAAGTACCGAACCGGTGACGGTTGCGATTATGCCGGAACCAGATACTTCGATAACAATAATAATCCTGTCGATGATCCCTCGCTTGATGTCTGTAACGGCACGCTCACGGCGTGCAAACTTCGCTTCGGAGAGAATGAAGAACTGCCGTTCGGTGGTTTCCCGGGCACTTCACTTATCAGGAGCTGATATGCGTCAGAAAACAATTGATGCGATTATGGCGCATGCAGCCGCTGAATATCCTCGTGAGTGCTGTGGTGTGGTGGCGCAAAAAAGCCGTGTTGAACGTTATTTCCCTTCCCGGAACCTTGCCGCGGCGCCGGAGGACAATTTTGTCCTTTGCCCCGAAGATTACGCAGTCGCTGAGGATTGGGGGGCGGTGATCGCAATTGTGCATAGTCACCCTGACGCCACTACGCAGCCGAGCGAACTGGATAAAGCGCAATGCGACTCAACGCTTTTACCCTGGCATATCGTGAGCTGGCCAGAGGGGGATTTACGCACCATTCAGCCGCGCGGAGAGCTGCCGCTGCTGGAGCGTCCTTTTGTGCTTGGTCACTTCGACTGCTGGGGGCTGGTAATGAGCTATTTCCGGCAAACGCATGGTATCGAACTCCACGATTACCGGGTTGATTATCCCTGGTGGGAAAACGACTATCCGGACAACTTCTATCAGGATTGCTGGTACGAGTGCGGATTCCGTGAATTCGACGGGCCGCCGAAACCTGGCGATATGGTAATCATGCAGGTTCAGGCTGATAAGTGGAATCATGCGGGGATTCTGCTGGAAGGTAACATGCTACTGCATCACCTTTATGGGCATCTGAGCCAGCGCGTTCCTTATGGCGGTTATTGGCTTGAGCGCACAATGAAAATATTGCGGTTTAAAGACTGTTTCTGATAACCGCCAGTGACAGTTTTTTATGGGGGAAAAATGGCTGCATTACTCAATGTTGAGCCTGTCCGCACAATTCGATTGTACGGCGTGCTAGGTGCCACCTTCGGGCGTGAATATCGTTTATCAGTAGCTTCACCAAAAGAGGCCATCCGCGCCCTGAGCGTTATCGTGCCGGGTTTTGAGCGTTTCCTTAATACCAGCAAACAACGGGGTTTAACTTATGCGGTATTCAGCGGGAAACGAAACCTCGTAAACGATGAACTCAGTATGGACAGGAGCACAGAGGAAATCCGTATCGCGCCGGTGATCATCGGCAGTAAGCGAGCCGGGGTTTTTCAGACAATCCTCGGGGTTGCCCTTGTCGCTGTTGCTGCGTTCGTCACGGGAGGGGCCGCGATCTGGATTGGTGGGACTGCTTTTGCTGGTGGATGGGGAGCTGTGGCGGGGATTGGGGCATCAATGGCGATCGGCGGCGTAGTCCAGATGCTTTCTCCACAGACTACCGGGCTAGCCAGCAAGCAATCAGCAGATAACCGCGCCAGCTATGCATTTGGTGGCGTGACGAACACAACCTCTCAGGGAAACCCTGTCCCCATTCTCTATGGTAAACGGCGAATCGGCGGCGCTGTTGCCTCTGCCGGGATTTACGTAGAAGACCAGCAATAACAAATATTTGTCAATCAGGCCACCTTCGGGTGGCTTTTTTTATGGGCGCGATATGGTTAAAACAATTACCGGACGTAAAGGCGGCAGCTCGAGTTCTAGCACCCCTGTCGAGCAGCCCGATGATCTCCAGTCCGTTGCGAAAGCGAAAATCCTGATGGTTCTCGGTGAAGGGGAGTTTGCTGGTGGGCTGACCGCGAGGGATATCTATCTTGACGGCACACCTTTACAAAACGCTGATGGTTCCGAGAACTTCAGCGGTGTCGTGTGGGAGTTTCGCCCAGGGACACAGGCTCAGGATTACATTCAGGGGATACCTGGCACAGAAAATGAAATCAGCGTCGGTACCGAAGTATCCAGCGAAACTGCCTGGACGCATACCTTCACCAATACGCAGCTTTCGGCGATTCGCCTGCGCCTGAAGTGGCCATCTCTTTTCAAACAGCAGGATAACGGGGATTTGGTAGGGTATTCCATCAACTATGTGGTGGAGCTTCAGACGGACGGTGGTAGCTGGCAAAAGGTCCTTGATACTAATGTGACCGGGAAAACTACATCCGGTTATGAACGCAGCCATCGCATCGATTTACCGAAAGCTGGCAGCACCTGGACCATCAGACTGCGCAAGATTACCGCTGACGCAAACAGTGCCAAAATCGGCGACACGATGACGCTTCAAAGTTATACGGAGGTCATCGATGCCAAACTGCGCTATCCAAACACAGCTCTGTTGTACATCGAATTTGATTCCAGCCAGTTCAATGGCTCAATTCCACAAATTGCCTGTGAACCACGTGGACGTGTCATCCGTGTACCGGATACTTACGATCCGGAAACAAGAACTTATAGCGGTACGTGGCTTGGGACATTCAAATGGGCCTGGACAGATAACCCTGCGTGGATATTCTACGACCTGGTGGTTAGCGACCGTTTTGGGCTTGGGGATCGTCTCACAACAGCGAACATAGACAAATGGACACTTTACCAGGTTGCACAGTATTGCGATCAGATGGTGCCGGATGGCAAAGGCGGAAGTGGCACCGAACCACGTTATACCTGCAACGTCTACATTCAGGAACGCAACGACGCTTATACGGTCCTGCGTGATTTTGCTGCTATCTTCCGCGGGATGACCTACTGGGGCGACGACCAGATTGTTGCGCTGGCGGACATGCCGAGGGATGTTGATTTTACATACACGCATGCGAACGTTATCGATGGCCGGTTTACCTATTCCAGCAGCACCACAAAGAACCGTTATACCAATGCGCTCGTATCCTGGTCTGATCCTGATAACGCCTATTCTGATGCGATGGAACCTGTTTTTGAACAGGCGCTGGTTTCGCGTCATGGTTTTAATCAACTTGAGATAACAGCTATTGGTTGTACCCGGCAATCGGAGGCGAACCGAAAGGGGCGATGGGGGATCCTCACCAATAACAAAGATCGCGTTGTTACTTTCAATGTAGGGGAAGACGGTAACATTCCACAGCCTGGCTATGTAATTGCTGTAGCCGACCGAAATCTTTCCGGACGTGACCTTGGCGGCCGTGTTTCTGCGGTGAATGGTCGTGTTTTGACGCTGGACAGGGCACCGGATGCATCTTCGGGCGACAGGATGATTGTCAATCTGCCATCAGGGGTTTCGCAGTCACGCACCATCCAGTCGATAAGGGGCAATAAAGTAACCGTTACGACTGCTTACAGCGAAACGCCTGTGGCTGAGGCCGTATGGGTCATTGAGTCTGATGAGCTCTACGCACAGCAGTATCGCGTTATTACGGTAACTGATAATAATGACGGCACGTTCACAATCGTCGGTGCAAATCACGATCCGGATAAATTCGATCGCATTGATACGGGAGCCATCATTGACCAGCGGCCGGTGAGCGTGATCCCGCCGGGCAACCAGTCGCCGCCTGCGAACATCGTGATCAGCTCGTTTTCTGTGGTACAGCAAAATATCAGCGTCGAAACGATGCGCGTGAGCTGGGACCAGGCGCAGAACGCTATCGCCTATGAAGCGCAATGGCGCCGCAACGACGGGAACTGGGTTAACGTGCCGCGCAGTTCCACCACGTCATTCGACGTCCCCGGGATTTATGCCGGGCGCTACCTGGTGCGCGTACGCGCAATCAATGCCGCAGAAATCTCGTCAGGATGGGGCTATTCAGAAGAGAAAACGCTGACGGGTAAAGTAGGCAACCCACCGAAGCCGGTCGGCTTCATCGCTTCTGAAAACGTGGTATTCGGTATTGAGCTGAGCTGGGGATTCCCGGCGAACACCGACGACACGCTGAAGACGGAAATTCAGTACAGCCTGACCGGGACGGAAGACGATGCGATGCTGCTG